TGTAATATCAACGTCTCTAGGCATTACTTCACCTCTATCACATCAAACTCAAAGTCATAAACCTCGTGCGCTTTCATGGTGAATTTAAAACTGTCCTCAACAAAGCGCACCGAATACTCAACCGAATCATTCGGGTTCGTCCATGTAAACGCCATGAACGCCCCGTATTTACTTTTGAAGAAATCCCGCACCATTTGCATGTCGGCTTTTACCCGGTTATTGAATCTTAAACGCCACTTATGCAAAGGTGCCGCCCATTTGCGCCTGCGCTGTTCCGCTCCGTTCTCAAACTCCGAGATAAGCGTTTTATATTCCAACGTTTCCTCAAAAACAAAATCCGGGGAATACGAAAAATCGCTCATGCGTAACTCCTGATAATCGACCGAATCTTGCCGTTGTTATAAATGTCGTCAGCGATAGCGTTGGATAACATCTTGCGGTTACGCCACACATCCTGAGCGTCCCACGCCTGAATAACCTGATTGACGTTAATCGTTATCCCCTCACCCCGAATAGACTCGCCGTTATTGAGCGCCCGAAGATTATCCGATCCGCCCACCCCTTGCATGCCCCTGCGTGAAAGAACGCCCTCACCGGTCTGCGCTATAATCGGCACCTCATCGGGAGCGAGCCCCGAATGCGCACGGATAAACGCCCGGTTGCGCTTCTCAATCGAACCGCCCTGATGAAACAAGCTCGCCACAGGCACGCCGAATATCGTGCCGCCAGCTCCGGCCATCGCTGTAAATATCTTCATGAGTAACAGCTTCGCCAAGATGTTTGAGATCATCTGTAAAACCGCCCTGCCAAAATCTGCGAACACTTCTTTGACACTGCGAAGCTCGCCGGTAAACGCCTTGAAGAAAAACTGCGAAAAAGCGTTCTGCATGTTATGCGCTGACTGCTTAGCGAACTCCTCCATCACGTTAAACTGCCTGCCCGCTTCCTCTGCGCTCTTGCCGACCTCTTTCGCCACGTTTTTCAATATCTCCCCAGTCTTATCTCCCGTATCTTTAACCTTGGCGAACACAAGGTCGTACTGCGTCATGGCTTCTCGTGCGCTTTCCTCAGCCGCAAGATTAAACGCCTGCCGAGCTTCCTCAAGACCCTGAGTAAGGCCATCGACATTAAACTGAATCGTTTTTGTATCTAATGACTGTGAGAACCGCTCAACCTCAGCCGCCGCCTGACGGTATGTCTCGCCGACACTGCCGGGAAGTTTTCCTAAAAGATCGTAAAACTTAATCAGCGGCACCATGAGCGACTGAAAAAAATCTGTCCCAAAACTTAAAAGCCCATTGAGAGCATTGATAATCCCCTGAATGAACGCCTTCACCGCACCGGATCCGTATTCAAGAATCGTAAAAATACCGGCGACCAAATGATTGGCGAACCCCTGCAGAAAACCCAGTACCTGCCATAACATCTGTCCGGCTGATTCCATGAAATCATTCCATTTGGATTTAAGCACCTGCACTTTTTCGTAGCTGGTCATCATCTCAAGGTTGACCGCCGCAAGATGCGATTTGCTTCTCTCCAAGATGTGATTGGCGATCGCCTGCGCCATGTGGTACTTCTCGACTTGCTCGGTTGTCTTTCCCGTTGCACGAGCGTAAGACTCCACAGCGTCTTTAAGCGACAACTGCAGACCATATGACCTGCGCAAAGTCGTAACCAGCCCGCCAGTGACTGCGCTTGACATGCTCTGGAAAGCTTCTTCCGTAGTCGTCCCGAATATCCGTGCTTCCACCCGAGCCTGCCGCATGAGCGCCGTGACCTGATCCATATTCAAACCCTGCGCCATGAGAGCGGAAACCTTATCCGCCACGTTTGAGAAATTAACCGTTTCCTGCGACGCTTCCATCAAAGCCTTTTTCATTTCCCGGGAATTGATGCCGACACTCTCGGCCATGCGTTTGAAACTCTCATCGATCTGCTGAGCTTTCGCCCCCATTTCCATAAGATCCCACGCTTGGCGAAGCGCCAAAATACTCGCCGTGATAGCGGCGGTTATGGCGAGCCAATTCTGCTTCCATGAATTAGCGAATCTCTGCAGACTGCCACGCACGCCCTCAAGGCGTTTCGTCGCCTCGTCACGCAGACGCAATATGATTGACAGCTCTTTATTCGTCATCGCTTAAATTGGTTCCTTCTTTTTTCTCGTTCCAAGTCTATCGCTTGTAATTCTTTCTCTATGACCTCAAACGCATCCAGCATCTTCGCCGACTGATCAATCCAATTCCCGCCGTTGGGAAGATACCCCTGCTTATAAAACTGAAATGCCCTTAAAAAATTCGCCGACTGTCTCGTGACGATTTTGAAAGGGCACCCTCTATACTGCTCGCCGTATAATTCCCAGACTTCCTGCCCGGGCATTTCATACTCGCATTGAATCTTTCTCCCGCTTAAACAACTGCGGCAGTTCATGGTGAGGTCGCCCAGATGAACCGCCACGATCAGTTTTTTTGTTCGCCCTCCGTAAGTTTGGATTCGTTCAGAATCACTTCCGCAAGCTCCTGCCGCAATTCGTTCGGAAACATGGCGATAATCCTATCCGGCACAACATTCCTCATCTTGCCTGCGTAATGAATTGTGTCGAATTTAAGCTCCACCGGCTTATTGGTCTGCGGATCCATAAAATTGTCCATGCCTTTAAGTCCAAACTTAATCGCCGTAATCTGCCTCTTATTCCAGTTAAGCCGCACCTTGGCTTTATCGTTGGGATTCGTTGAGCTCATCTCATAGGTACTGCTTTCGTCATCGACCTCCGCCCTCAATGACGGATCCAACAACCCGATATGAAATACCGTCGGGCTGTTTTTATCCGGATCGAGTTTTGACACATGCTCTCGTGTAGCGTTAATATCAATGCCTGTTAACATGGGATACCTCCTGTTTTATAAAAGTAATATCGCTAACTCATCGTCCCCGGGTTCCATCGAACCGGTCAAATCAAATGATGTCTGCGCCAACTGAAGCCCATCACGGTCGCCATCATCGATTTTGTTATAAATAATCCCCGGTGCGTAAAACCTGAATTTATTGCCTTCTGTTTCGCCGTACGCCAAATCAATCACCATCGGCGTGTTACTGAACCACTTTGAGAAGAAGTCATGCGTCGCCACCGGAACCATCTCGGGATTAAACGACCCCTGCATATCACGGCCGGTAATCATGAAAGAAAGTATTCCCTTAGCGTCATCAATTTTGTCTTTTGAGGCGAGCGTATTAGAAACATTGATCTCCATCTCGCCGATATTAAGCGACACGCCGTCACAAGCCATAACGGCGTTTAAAAGCACCGGCGGCACGGTATTGTCAAAGCTAACACCCGTAAACATCGGTACGTCCGTCACTCCCGCCTCTACTCCTTTGAAACTAAAATCCAGCGTCGCCGGTTCGCCGATCTTGAAATTAAACTTTACCGTACCCCGGCATCCTTTAAGGACTTTTCTGATACCGTCCTCAAACAAACCCATGGTCAACGAGACCACTGAACCGCTGATCGGCTTAATCTCAAACCCAGCGCTCACCGGATCCACTGATGCCGTGGCGGTAGCCCCTGACGTCCCGCCGGTTATAACCTCACCTGTCTCAAACGTTCCGCTTAAAGCGACAAAGTAAAGCGTGGTCGTTCCGTTAGCCGTCTTTATAACCACCCTGCCGGTCGCCCCTGAGGTTTCTCCGGTTATAGTTTCGCCGTGAAGATAAGGCCCTGAAGTAATCGCCCCGATTGATATCTTCTTTAATGCGTTTGAAGCGAACCCGCAGGATTTAATCAGCCGCAACCATTCCGGCTCAACGGTTACTAAACCCGAGCCTTTAAGCTCAATACTGAAATCAATCCCCGCCGATCGTTTACCGGCGAGCTTGCCCATCTTCGTGAGCGATGCCCGCACCGGGTCCCGCTGGTACATCTGCGGATCGTAACTCGCCTTGGGCGAGAAGTTGACCAGAATGCCTGCGTCCGCCGCCAAGAGGGTTTCCGCAGTACCCTCAACAGCCTCAATCTTCGCCGCAAGCTGGCGTTTTCTTATAAGCATTGACATCGCAATTCCTCCTTGTTAATTCTTCGCCGTAGGATCAGACCGTAAATGGCGATATCGAATCCTTAACTCCATAATGATCCCGGCGTACGGTTGCGCCTCGGTCGTCTCAAACGGAGTCGTCCCTAAAACATCGGTATCTATCGCTTCTCCGCCACGAGTCGAATCCAGCAAAACCGCTTTTTTGATATCGCCCTGTAATCTATTCAAATACGTGTCGGTCGGCACCGTATCGTTTTCATCGTTAATAAAAAATACGTCCAGATAAACCGTCAACACGCATTCCTCAAACGGATTCGGCGAGCTTGACTCGTCCTCATCGCCCGGACTGATAACCGCCATCGGCATATCCACCATGCGGTTGCCGTGCATTGACCAACGCTGAACTGTCTGCGGAGTGAAATCAAAGTTATATCCGTTGGCGATTGTCACCGCCTCAACCGCTGTCTTTATGTTTTGGAGTATGCGCTCTCTGACCGTTTCCATTAAATCTTCCTCAATGCGTTGTCGATCGACTTATTCAAAATATCAATGCGGTAATTCACCAGCCCGTCCCATGTTCTATAAAAACCAAGGCGGGGCTTTATCCTTACCTGCCGTTTCAAGACATAAAGTGGTAATATCTTCTGCGCACGTTTCGTCACCCGTGCGAGAAACGTCTCGCCCTTCCACCGCATCGCTCTGATATTTTTTAATTCTTTCGGGTGTTTATATCTGGCTCTAAGTTTTCCAGCGGGCGTAAACATCTCACTGCGTGCCGATAAAGGCACGGCCAGCCGCTTGCCGCCCGGGTCTTTTACCGTGCCTCCTGTCTCATGTAGCTTGGCGATCTTTGACTCGGTAAAAATCTCAAAACCCATTCCCTCAATATCAGGTGTTACAAAAAACACACGTTTGAACGTGCCAAATAATCCATGCCCTGACGCACCCCGCACGCCCGGAGGCCCCTGAAGCTGTTGCTGTCTAAACCGCTTTAAAAACCCTTTGCCGATGCGATCCATACCGTCCGCAAGTTCAAATTTAAGAACTCGGGGAGCGATTTTAATCGCTCTTTCTAACGCACGACTGTCAATTTCTGTGATTAACTGCACCATACCTACCACCCCACCATCAAATACCACATGCCGTCATCATGGTTTACGACATCGTTAATCCTCGCCTCACGTTCAAACCCTTCCGTGTCTTTAAGCGTTATGCGGTCATCTTTTTTATTTACGGTTGTCACGCCGCTTGTTTCATCGTTTGCGATATAAACTTCCGCCTGTTTTTTTAACGAACGGTTAATATTTTCTTCCGCTGGCGCAAGCTCATAACGCACAACAACGGCTTTAATAATCTTGGAAGCGCCCGCACCTGTGATGTAGGTAATTTCCTCAGCGAACTCGCCGCTGTTTAAAAAACAGCTCACAGCGTCCTTCGGCATTTGTTCTTTTAAACTCATAGACACCTGCCCTTAAAGAGGACCCGGAAGCGGTTAAGCTCCCGGGCGAACCTCAATTGTTAAGCGTCTACTTTCATAAGATGAGCGAAGTACGGATCGATGATCAACTCGTCCACATGCTGACGCACACGGAAGATATCACTTCTTGCCGCATCATCACGGTACTGCTCAACCGTGGCGTTTTCCGGACTGTCTGACGTCCAAAGAAACGTCCTTCCCACGCTCGGATCAGCGAGCCGTTTAGAATCGCCGATCACCGCAACCATGGCGTAATCGTCGCTCCAGATATCAGCGCTGACAAAAGACTTCCCTTCCTTGGCGGCATTGTAAATGCCTTTGCCAACAAGTATCTTCTGAACGCCGAGGATATCCGCCAAAGCGTTAATCAATTCCGCCTCGGTTAGACGTGCCACATATTTAATTGCGTCCTTGATGCTGTTGCTCGCCAACAGACGATCAATATTCGCTTTACTACAAATAAGCGCATTGGGTTCAATCCCGCAATTCGCTCTCACTTTTTCTCGTGCGGCACGCACCTGCGCAGGAATATCTGCGGACGATGCGTTATCCCAAGGCTGAGACGAATTGTCGCTGTAAAGCGAAACGCCGGTGAAAGTGGTCAGATTAAACACTGTTGCGGCGATACGCCTTTCCTGAGCTTGCAGTACCCGGCGAGTAATAATCTGCACCGAAGTAAGCTCTGCGTCGAAGTCGGTCGCATACAGACTTCTTTCGCTGTCGTCAAGAGGCCCTTCAAGTCCGTATTCCTCACAGTTATACTGCCTGTCTTTCGCCTGAAAACCGTCACGGTTATAGTTGCCCCGTGGCGCACGCTTAGTGTCCGCCTCACGAGTGATACTTTCCCTTGTGATCGCAGGAAAGATAGCCGCCTTTTTCTTTGTAGGAAAAATCGGCAAGACCTGCGTCCCAATAAACTCATCCTGCTGTTGAATATATTCCATCGCCGCCTCGCCCAGCTCTAAACGGGGCACCGCTCTTGTCGCTAAATAATCAACTCCCATGGTTTCCTCCTCTTTCTTAAATGCGTTAAATTAGAATAAAATCGCTTCCACGATTTCACCGTCTGCCGCCGCCGCTTCCAGCACTCGGCCTTGTATAGGACCGTTTACCGTTGCGCTCACTTTGCCGTCCAGAGCGCCGTAAAAATTACCGCCGACCGCAATCACACCGCTGGCCGTTACTTTAAAAGTCATGCCGGTGGTTTTTAATATCACCGAAACCATTTCCCCCAAATTGACGGCCGCCGCAGTAAACCCGATAAAGGCATCTCCCGCATCCGCATACTCAACTTGAGTTCCGCTACCCGTGCTTAACTTAACCCGACGGTAGGCTTCCATCGCTTCTCCCGCCGTAAACGCCTTTGTTCCGATATTGAATTGAGACATTTTTCTACCTCCTCCTTAATGGTTATTATCTTTTGTCCGCCGTCGCCTTGAGAGCGTCCGTAATACTGCAAGAATTCTCTTTCTTGTACTGCTGAGCCCGCTCCAAATGAGTCGCTTTCTTCTTTGGCAATTCCTCGCCATCAGGCCCGACAATCGGCGCTGACGCTTTTTCGATATCATCCAACCGCTTCTGTTGGAATTTCACGATCGATTGATCAAGCGTAATACCCTGTTCAACAGACTCACGAGCGAGCGCACTCATGCCTTGAAACGTTTCCGCTTTTTTCAGGATCGAAACCGCTCTGCCACGCTCGTCCTGAACACCAGCGTCAAAACCCTGCTTGTGAACCGCTTCAAAAATATCCTTCCTCTGATCCTTCAACTTCTCTACCGTTAACTCATCCATTGCCGTTACCTCCCTTTTGCATTTATGTTCAGTTTCTTTGTTCAAACGATATCTATTCAAAAACCCGATGGTCTTTTCCACCGCATCAGGATTGTTAAGGAATTTATCCAAGAAGGCTGTCATCTCCACTGACGGACGAACGCTTTCGGAAAAAAACGGCATGCCAAACAATCCATTGTTCGCCGCCGGATCATCCACCACGTCAACCGAGAAAAGATTCGTGACACGAATATATGGCGGGAATTCTTTGCCATTAGCGTCCAAGCCTTCTCGTTTTTCCTCATCCCAATTGATCACCATTGATGATCCGAACATCTCCGGGTCGCTTTCCGCAAGATTAAGCACATACCCGGCGAGGTTCCCATCCGGCGTGTTAAACGCCGTCTCATCAATATGCAGATCGGCTCTGACGATATCGCCATCACGTCTGAAATTTCGCACCCTTCCTAGAAAAGTGCCTAACGCCGTACTGCTCATGTTGGGATGACCAAACCTTGACTTAACTCCCATCTTCGCCTTGTTTCCAAATTCAACAACCGAATCAAGAGCGATATCGTCAAACTCACCCCGGCTGTCTTTAGTCACTCCCTTGGTTACAACGGCGAAGCCATTGATAACTGCCTCCTCACGGCTAATTGTGACGTTGCCGGAACGAGCGATATCCGCTCTAAATAAATCTTTTTTCATTTATTCCTCACTTCCACGACCAGCGTCTGCGCTGTTTGCATCTGCGCTCTTACCATTACCTGAATCCGCCTTTGGATTGATTTCAAGCCCGAGCTCTTTGATTTTTTCTTGTTCTCTTTTTCTTTGTTCAAAACATTCCTCCCAGTCTTTCCCTTGCGCCGAATACAAGTCCGAATAGGTGACGATCCCGTTTCGGATACCAACCTCCGCCGCTTGGGCTTCTTTCAACGGATCAACCCACTCCCAGCCCGGAGTAATCCACGATGCGTTGACCCAATACTGCTTATTCTCATAAAACGAA